AAGAAGATAAAGCTGCAGCTGCAGCAATCATGGACAGTATCTTAGGTACAGAAGCATGAGTCAGGATGTACAATTTATAGCTGAAACAGTACAAAGTATTTGCACGAACGTAGAATCACAAGAAACATTACACAAAATTTTAGGTTCTGCAAATCAATACGTACAGTTAAAGAAGTTTGATACAGATAAAACAAGGTGGACAGATGAACAGCTTGATATGTATTTTGCTTATATAGAAAAGTTAGTAAGTATGCCAACAGTCGTTACACAAGAATCTTTTGATACAATGTCAATAGAAGAAAAGTTAAACGCTGTAGGTTTAGAAGTACAAGAAGTAACTAACAATGTGCAACCTGCTGGAGATATGTTGGGAGGCATAGTAAATAAAATGGAACAACAAAATAAATACAGAGATGACCTTAAGTGTCCTTTCTGTCAACAAATGGTATATGACAATAGAAACAATAAAAAGTCAGACAAAAGTCCAGACTTTGTATGTAGTACTAATGACCCTGTTACCTGTGGTGGTCATAGTGGTAAGTGGCGTAAGTCCTGGTGGGTAGACAACAGTGATATACCTGTAGAGTGGAACTTAGATGGAGAAGTCAAGACAGCACCCAACGATGCTGGTGAAGACTTGTCACCGTTCTAATGAATAGATTACAGCGCAGGGCTGCTAAATCTAAAAAGAAAAGAAGATACCAGGGACTCAGTAAAACGCAGGTTTTACGTCCTGATGTTATCGATAGATAGAAAGGAAAGCTATGATACCTAGTGCATTTAGAGGGGTAAACGTACCCGTATATGTAAAAAGTAAAACACAGTTAGTAGCATGGGCGTTAGAGGAGTTTATGGACTCTGAACCTATAACTAACTGGGAGTTTGTAAGAGAGTTATATTGCCATAGATTTGGTGGGATACTCTTTAACTTAAGAGCAGAAGGTTATGAAATAACTACGCTTAAAACTAAGACTAAGGGACTTGTCAGTTATTACTGCACTAAAGTACCTACTAGAACTACCATTAGCTAATGTTAGAGATAATAGTCGGGTGTTTGTTTCCAATGTTTCTAACACCTGACTTATTATCAGAGTACATAGAATGTAGAGAAGTAAAAGCTCAGGTTCAATACGTAGAACAATGGCACGGTTTAATCTCTACATACTTTAAACCAGAAGATGTTATACAAGGAATGACTATTGTTTATTGCGAAAGCAGAGGTAAAGAAACAGCAGTAGGTCGTAATACAAATGGGACAGATGACGTAGGTCTTTGGCAATTTAATGACAAAACTTGGGCTTGGTTAAAACCTAAGCTTGATATAATAAGTAATAGAAAGAACCCTATAATATCGACAAAAGTAGCAGCTTGGTTAGTGTACAACGATGGTTGGCATCATTGGAATAGTAGCAAGCACTGTTGGAAAGGACACGATAATGCATTATTATCAATCAACACACAATGAAAACACAAATTGAAGACATATACAATATGGTATGTATTGTATGTAACATTACATGTTATTTAACAATCTATCCAGACAATAAAGTTTGTGATTCTTGTGCAGAGTTTATCTTAAATGATATAGAGGAGCAGAAAAAATATGAATAAAAATAAAACATTAAGCATTGTTAATACAAATATATTTACAAACCCACAATACATGAAGACATGGGGTAAACAATTTGTAGAAGCATGTGGTAGTACAGAAATGAACATTCCACCTGATATGGGTAAGTTACGTTGGCTTATGGAAAAGTTTGTTAAAGATTACAACGTTCAATTAGGAGAGTTAGGAGAGGAAGAATGAGTGATATATCAGTATCAGAAGCAGATGGCGTAGTTCTTATTAACGAATTAGAAAAACGTTTTGGATTTATGCCAATAATTGTTAAGAATGAAAGTGGTAAAGAAGAAGTCAAATGTTTAGTACCTAAGTTTACTGTAACAATTGACCCTATAAATGAGGAGGAATAATGACTATGAATACAAGATTTGCTAAGTCAAAAGACATTAATATTATTACACCTTTAGAATCTAAAAAAGACTGGCATGCTAAGTTAGAAACTTGGAAAGATAATGCAAATAAGAAAGAAGTCTTTGGTGGTAAAAGATTCTTAGGTCTTAATAAAAATGGTAGTGAAGTATGGATTTCTTACGAGCTTAGAAAAGATAACAAGCAATTAACTATCTCTAGTACACATAACTTAAGTGCATTAGAAAATGATGAAGCTAAGTTAGCACCTAGACGTGTAACTGTTGGTTTAAACAAAACAGCACCAGTTGATTTAATGCGACCTACAACACAAAAAGATATGGGACAAATAACACCTAATACATTACGTTATATAAATAAATTGAGAGATATGGCAGACATGGGAATAGGTAAAGTAAATGGTCAATGTTCATCTCAATTGTTTATGTTAATATCTAATACAATTTATGAAGGTGATTCAGATGTAAACAATGGTGACTGTAGATGGAACGATATACTAGAAACATGGGACTTACCACCAGGAAAGTACCTAACAGTATATGGATAAAGAAGATACATATAGACCTTTACCTACATACATGACTATACAACCTAGTAAAATAGAAGGTCTAGGTTTGTTTACACTTAAAGCAATAAAAGACTTAGAGACTTCTTTAGGTGTAACACATGTATGGTACGAAGAAGTTGGCAGTGTATTTCGTACACCTTTAGGAGGTTTTATTAATCATAGTGAAACACCTAACTGTGAAATTAAAAGATTTGATGGCACAATAGTTAGTCATTTGTTCCCTATTAAACCTATAAAAGCAGGAGAAGAAATCACATTAAAATATACTATGTACTCTGTTGATGAGTGACATTGCACAGATAAGAGAACAGGCCTTTATACGGGCTGGAAACGTCTGTGAGTGGGCAAATTGTGACAGTGGTAAATGGTTAGAGCTAGCACACCTTAAAGATATAGGTATGGGTGGCAACAAAGCACGCAAATATAATGTAGATAATACAGCTGTACTATGTAAATGGCATCACGATATATACGATGGACGACAGTCTATGGGTACAAAGGTAGCGTATAGAGAACTGTTAGAAGGTTATTTAGATAGACACTCAGGTGTTAGCTAGAGTATTTGTGCGCTCTATATCCTTGTTGAAAAGATTTTTTTTCTGCAGCTTTAGATTTAAAACTGTATTGATTAGCTAATGATGTATTACCTAATTGAAATTGTGTAGAAGCTTTTGCTTTATACATTGTAGACCTTGCAGCTGATACATTAGATTTACTTTGTTCTTGATTAGCACGCATAAGTTTTTCACGTTCACCCATGCCTTTCATATTAGGGTTAGTTACAGTTATTTTCATTAGTAATCAACACCATATTTTCCAGGTTTTTTAACAGATAAATCAGGCATATTTGATTTCATATTTTTCATTGCTTGATTAAGTAGACCAAGTTTCATACCTTCTTTATACATTCTAGAACCAGCTGTTTGCATATACTCATTGTAAGTAGGAGCACCACGACCACTTGCAGATGAAAAAATTGCAATATCCCATCCACCATTTGTTTTTTTATTATTTGCGCCCATCATATTATGGTCATGCATATACCTAGTACTATGTCTAATAGCACTTTCAGCATCTTTAATTTTACGTAAAGGTTTTTGTTTACCTGTACCTGTAATTCGTTTAATATTTTTAGACATTACTTACCTAATTTTTTTTTGGCAAATTCTTTTACAACAACTAAAGCAGCTGATGCACCAGATAGTGCAGCTAACTGTAATGCGTTAGCATCTACGCCTACTAGAGGAGCAACTGCTAAAGCACCTATAAATGCTTCTACAAAAGTCCAGCCAGTTTTTTCTAATATTGATTTATATTCTTCACTCATTTAATATCCCTTGTATATATTATTTTTTGATACTGTACCATATATGTTAGCATCTTTTTTCTTTTTTTTCGGTTGGGACATAGCCCATTTGTTTACATCATAAACATCTTTAATTAACAACGCAGTACCTATACCAGGTATTAATCTAGTAGCACCTTTAGCTGCAAGTTTTACTATAGCTTTACCTTTAGTTGCTTTACCTATAGTTTTAGCAATTTCTTTAGTAGGAGTAAATTTAGTTACACCTGTATTTGGATTAGTTACATTAACACCTGTATATGTTTGTGATACACCTGGTTTACCTGTATAAACAGCTGAATAAATATCAGCAGCTTTAGTACTTATTTCACCAGCAATTTTACCAACAGCTTTGTTACCTACAAATTTTCTACTAGGACCAACAACACCAGGTTTATTGCCTATAAATTGGTCACCTAATTTTACATTACCTAAAGGAGTTTTATTATTTTTCCAAAGACTACTTGGAGTAGGTGGGCCACTTAATTGTGTTACAACTAAAGTGCTTGCTTTACGTCTTGCATAATCTGCACCATGTTTTTTAGCCCATGCTTTTTTAGCAAGTGCTTGTGCAGCTTTTTTACGTTCAGCAGCTTCTCTAGCAAGGCTAGAGTTTTGATAATCTTCTACTAACCTGTAGTCAGGTAATCTAACCATTAATCAATCTTTCTGCCATCTAGTTTAGCAGAAACAACTTGAAGTTCGCCACTTATCTCTTGTAGTTTATCCATTACTCCTTGTGGCTGTATCATATTAGGAGCTGCTTTGTTACTCAGTTCTATATCTCCATCGTAATCTATGTATGTAACTTCTACATCTTGTCCTGATACTATAGCTTCAGCTACACGAGGGTATACAAGTTTATATGCATCTCTACTTGACCCAATAAATCCATCTTTTTTCACTAAGTTGCTTTCTTGTGAATTACCAAGCAACAAACAACCTGCAGTATTTTCATCTGTATTACCTGAATGCCATAAAATCCACTTAAAGTTAGGTACATCTTGTACCCATATCATACCTTTGTGCCAATCTGCACCGTATCTAGCTAGGTATTTGTTATGAAATCCACCTTCTTCACGTAGTTTAAGCTTGTATGTACCTGCAGGAATACGTGTTTCACCATATACTTTAACGTCACGTTGTTCATCTTCTAAGGTATAACAAAGAAATGTTTTTTTTCCATTAGAACTATCAAGTAATATGCCTGATGTTGAATCTTTTCCAGAACTAAATCTTAATACTTCTAATTTCATTTCTTTTTAATCTTTTTAATCTTACCATTTTCTGTACGGGCAAACTTATGTGTTTTAGTTTCTCTAATAAGAGTACCGTAATACCGTTTACCACCCCACATCCAACTAACTTTTTTAGACATTGACTATTCCTTTATATTTTTTACACCAAGCAAATTCTTGTACTACTGCATTCCATACTGTGCAGTTACCTGAAGGTTGATAAGCATAACAGTTACTACATTGTTGTTTACCTTTAGGATACAATTGATATGCAGCAGGTAAATTGTTTATATCTTCGTTTTTATTAATTACCATTTAGTTTTATCTGCCCAATAAGCAGCTGACATTTTACCTTTCTTAATATTCTTAGCGTGACGAGCTTTAAAAGATTTTTTTCTAGCTTTATCTTTAGCTGATTTAGGATTTTTACCTGCACCTGACACGCCTTGTTGACCAAATCTAATTAATTTAAGATTGTGGCCTTCTTGTGCAAGAACCATATGAGATTTTGTTGCATGACCTGGAGTACGTTTAGGTTTATTAACACCTTTAAGATTGTGTTTTTTTATTAACGAAGCTTTACGTGCTGCATGTGCCATATACTAATACTTATAAGTTTTCTTAGGCTTATTCTTCTTCGCAGGCTTTTTCTTTTTTTGCATAACTTCTCCTAATTATTTTATTGTAATCTATACATCCTATATTACCACAGTACTTAACTTTATTGCGAATAATAGGTTCTCTATTACATTGATTACATTGAATTACCAAATTTAATGTCCATGACCAGCTGCTTCTAAGTAAGCTAATCTAGATTTTAAATCGTTAAGCTCCCACATATTATTGTTAACACTTTGTATTTGTGTTTCTACTCTAGTTAACGAATCATTAAGGTCTTGATACTCCCACTTTTCTAGTAAGTAATATCTATCTAAATCAAACCCACCATCTCTAACCTGTTGCTCTAAGTTATATAAGTTAGCTTGTAAGGTAGCCATTTCTTCATTAAACCTACCAACATTCTGTGCAGCCATCTCTAATGATTGTATCTTCTCATACAATACAGCTATATCATTCTGTACATAAGTTGATTCTTTAAGGGTTACAAATTCATACTCAATGTTATTCATTCTTTCGTCAATACCTGTAAGAGTTATAAGTACTGCGTTAAGAGATTGTATACCAGCACCAACAGAACTCATAAGAGCTATACCAGTTACTATTAAACCTAAATTATCTTTTATTTTTTTTAACACTAAGCCACATCACTATTAGAAATTCAATCATTATCCACCAATTTTCCAGATAATTTCTGTTATTTCTGAATCAATATTTTGTATAATATTTAATACATCACTAAGTTTGTTGTTTGAATTTATTATTTCTACTTGTAATGCTGTAACTTGTTGTTGCAAATCGTTAACTGTTTTAAATAACCAACCTACAAGTGCAGCTAAACCACCTTGTAGTATCTGATTAAGATTTATTTTTGCTTCCATTACATACTTAGGCTACCAACAATTAATATAACTGTGGCAACTAATCCTAATACTTTATAAAATTCTGATTTATCTAACTTCTCATCTAGCTTTTTATCTATGTCATCTAACTTATCAAATATCATTTGATTCAGTTCTTTCTGTGTAAAGCCATTGGAAGTTGTCATTATGGAAGGTCATCCTGTGTAAGGAAATCCCATTCATCTTGGTATGAAATACGATTATTCCAATCGTAATCGCTTATTCTTTTAATAAATCCGAAAGCTTCTTTTAAAAAATAACCTAAAAGAAAACCTATTAAATAATCCATAAATTGGATTATAACATATTATTTATGCAGGTTTAGGATTATCTGATTTAACTTGTGCAATGTGGTCAGCCCAGGTAGTTGTGCTATTCACACTATCCCAGTACTGCATATCTAGTTGGTCTTGTACAGAACCATACGCTTCTTGCCTAGCTTGTATGTAACCAAACTGTTGGTCATACCATTTATCGTTACCTAAATCAATTTTAGCTTGTGCATAATCAGCATCAGTAAACTCTAGTCTTTCGTTATTAACTAGCTTATATAAAGGTTTAGCATCTTCAATCTCTTGGTCTGCTAACGCTTGTAGTTCTTCTTGTGTTGCCATATCTCTCCTATCTTACCATACTAACTTGATAATTTATACATTGTAAAAGTACCACTTGCTATAGTGCCACTGTTTGGATAAAACCTTAAACCATTTACTTGACTATTGCTAGTAAACACTGCTGCACCCTGGTTGCCTATTGTCAAAGCTGTGTGCGATAACTGTACATTTTCTGCTGTGAGATATGTATATTGATTGCTGTCATTTGCGTTGTATAAATAAATAATTCCATTCATTTGTTCTCCTGTACTGTTACCTACAGCAGTTGTTAAATCATAATAAGTTTCATTAGTATTTGCTTGATTACTATAAGTTGTATCAGTTCTTATAGATAAAAAAGCTCTATCATAATTTGCAGTTGTATTGAGTGTTGAACTTTCTAAAACTCTTGCTCTTAAATCTGCTGCGTCAGAAGTAGGTATATATCCATTGACTACAATCATATAAACATCATCAGTAGTCGTGCCAATTAAATCTACATAAGCTGTTGAGCTTGTTACTGTATTTGTTGCTACTTGTACTAATCCCATTAACCGACTTTCAACCCATAAGTTCTAAAGGTGCCTGTGTTTATATTGTAGTTATCTCTGTTGATAAAAGAATAACCTGTAATACTAGATTGTTGTCTTAAAATTCCTATACCTTTAGACATATGAGGAATTTCTGTAGTAGATGGATAAGACATCCTTCCAGAACTTTGTTGTACTTGGAATGTATAAGTATCTGATTGAAATGGATTGAATACCCACATTATCATATTTCCATTACCATTTTGTGAACCATTATCGTGATACAATATTGCAATTTCATTTCTACCAGCACCACCAATATTAAGATAAGTTCCACTAAAATTTCTTGCAAATAACATTTCGCTATCATAAGTTGTATCTGTAACAACACTGTCACTAGAGTTTATTAATTGCATATCCATAGAGTTATTTTCTCTTTGAGTACCAGCCAATGTATCAGTGACTTGAATGCAATAAGTATCGTAATCAGCAGAAAATACATTTGTAATGTTTATTCTATTTGCTGGTGTTCCAACAGTTGTTTCATCAATTAGTATTAGATTACTCATTGCTTTACACCAAACAATTTTGCTTGTAGATTTGTTATGTTATTACCTACAGACCAAGTTAAAATTTGTAGTCCATCAACAACACTTTTTTGTGGCAATATGCTACCACCAAATTCTGAAATTAAAGCATTATCTCCAAAATAAATACCTGCTGTATGTTCGTTTGTATGTGTGTACCTATTTGATTTTCCTGCATTGTATATGTAAACATAACCATTATCTGGGTCATTGGAATTACTACCACCACCACCTAATCTTACATAAGAATGTCCTGTACTACTTGGCTGTGAATAAGTTCCTGTAGCTCTCATTTGTTGATGTGCAGACTGATAAACACTATCAGTTTCTAATGTGCCATTTTCATAAAATCTCAATACTGGTCGAGCATTAGAAGCATCTACTTCAAATCCTTTATATTGTAATAGGTGAACATCATATTCGCTTTCTTTTATATTTGTAAACTCCATAGTTGCTGTAGAAGAAGTAATACTTTTTTCTTCAATAAATTCTAATGAACCTAAACTAGCAACACCACCTAGTAAGCCAAACTTAGCTTGTCCAATAGGCATATTAACTCCAGTCTTGTTGTGGTACTAAATAATAATTTGTTCCATCAAAGAGAACTGTAACTATATCTATCTTTCCAGAACCAGTTGTCATTGTCCAACCACCACCACCTGCTGTTTTAGCAGCAACTGTGTTGATTGT